CGTCGGCAACTGTTGCCCCATCAAAGACCCAAACCCGCCAAGCGCATTGCCCCAAGCCTTCCCGGACGCCAGCGCCCCACCTGCCCGCGCCGCGCCTTGCTGTTGCATAAGCCCAGACACAGCCTGCCCCGTATTCTGTGCCGCCGTGCCAACGCCTGCCGCAGCGTTCTGCCCCATAGCCGACAGCCCACCGAGGCGCGAATACTGCTGGTCGATCAACTGCGAAAGCACTTGCGGGCGAAATTGCCCCAGCGCCGCCTGAACATTGCCGCCGCGAAGCCCGCCTGTTGCCGAGGCATTAGCCAGGATACCAGCCTCACCCGCCTGCGTCATTGCTGCGAATTGCGGCCCGTTCTGGATGTCCTGAACTGCCTGCTGCTGCGCGTTAGCCCCGGATAGCCCCGCAAGCGCCTGCTGACCACCAAGCGCGCTTGTGCCAGCCCCCACGAACGGCTGCAGCAAGTTGCGAACCGTATCGAATTGGCGGCGCTGTTCTGCAATGCCCGCCGCTGCGGCTGCGTCTTGTGAACTTGCGGCGCGATTGGCTGCGCTGGACTGCATCGCGGCAGATCCAAGGCTGGCCCCAGCTACAGCAATAAGCGGATTAGGCATTTGCAAATTCCTCCTGATACTCCGCAAAGCCCTCGCCATAAAGCCGCATGACTGTTTCAGCCATCGCCCCGGCCTTTTCAGGCCCATGCACAATCCCGACCACCATTAAGACAAGATCGTAATAGCCCGCGCGCCACATATAGGATTTCACGTCAGCCCGTCCGCCGAGCTCTGCATGATTTGCGCCATGCCACTTCATGATTTGCAGGGCCAAAACTGGCAGCAACACCGCAGCGTTTTGCGCGTGAAAGGCGTTTAGCTGCATCCCGACAAGGCTGGAAAAGATCACATGATTGAGTTCTGCGGGGTCCAGAGCGTCACCATCGGCGGCGTCATCAAAAACTTGAATGCATCGCCACACGTCAATAAGCCACGCAGCCGCAGGATCCGGCAGGTCTAAGGTTTTGAAGTGGTGATTGAGTTGGGCAACGTCGCTCATATGCTCTCCATATGGCCGCAGGCTGCCGCAAACTCTGCTTTGGCAACCTTACACCATTTCAAAACGCTATGCAATCTCTCGACCGCTAATCCGCATTGTCAAAGACGTTGCCGCCCCAGCCAGCGTTGAAACAAACCCGCCCGCGTCCAAAACCTGACCGACCAATTCAGGGCAGTTGTAAGTTTCGCTCGGGAAAAGCGTTTTCGCCTTGATGATCAGGTTGCCATCGCCAGCCGCGCCCGATGCCGTTACGATGTTCACCGAAAGCGTCACGTTGCTTGCGCTGGTATTCGTCACGGTGGCCTTGTCGATAACGGCGCGGACCCCGCTTGCGGTGTATTGCGCGGTTTGGCTATTCTCTAGCTGCTTTGCAGGCAGCAGCACCTTTGCAGTCACAGTCATTTTTCGCCCTCTAGGTTGTTGGATACAGTCAGGATTATTGACGGTGTGGCAGGCACTGGGGCCGCAGCCGCAAACGCCGCAATTTCTACAGCAACATCATCCGCAGCCCACATCAGTTCGATGTAATCGGCTGGCCCCATTGCGGTGAACCAATTCATAGCCGTGAATATCTCAGCATTGTTGCCTTGAACGCGGACACGGCTTGCGCTGTTTGGAATATCCGTGCCGTTTTTCCGAAACCACAGATAGAAATGCCCAACGCCGCCGCTGGTTTTATCCAACTGGACTGAAAGCTGAAAGTTATACACCCCAGCCTCAGCAACCTTGATCTGATTGCTGGAAACCCAAACGCCAGCCGCAATATCCGTGGTGTCAAACGCGATCACAGTTGCGGTGTTAATCGCCCCTACCGTTTGCGTAGTGGTGTCGTAAAACTGCCCGTAGCAATGCCGCCTAGGCTCGCGCGCAGGCATGGCAATGTAATCTTGGGCTTCGATCTCTTCCCGCCCATGCACGTCGTTTGCCGCAATGATTTCAGACGCCCGATGCGCAAGGTCCGCATAGCCTTGCACGTCCGCGCGCAAAGCGTCGATCTGCCCAGCCATATCAGCGCCAAACTGATTTTCAACAATCAGATCAGGCGTTATTTGCCCCGCCACTTGGAACAGCCGTTCAAACAGCCTGATAGCCTCGGGGTCATTGTTGCAGATCTTGGCAAGCTGCTGACGATTAAGGGGCTTTGGATCTGCCATCAGAACGCCAACGGCTCAAGCCGCGCCTCTAGCCGTGCCATTGATACCCGCGTTTCAGACGTGCCGACAAACCGCTGAATACGCCAGTTGCGAAGCATCCCGCATCCGCGCCAAGACAGCCGCTTGTTGCGCTGCCCTGCGTCCCCGGCGCTGATGTATCGCAGGTTGGACCACTCCACCCCGTCTGTGCTGTATTGCGTCGCAATCGTGGCGCTACCCCCGAAGGATGATTGACCCGGCAACCCGACGATTTCCAATTCGTGGAAAACAGCACCGCGCCCTTCAGCATAGACAATAGGCGTCGTGAAAGACCATCCTACATCAGCGCCCCAATGTTCGCCCGTGCTGCGGTCAAGATAGCCAATGCCATCAGCGCCGTTCCTGCCGACATTCCAGCGGTCATAGCACCAGACAAGGTTTTGCGCGCCCCACGCGCCCGCGCCATCAATGCTGGACGCAAGCCGGAACCATACCGGGCTTTGCAGCGCCGCAGATGCAGCCGCGTCGTAAACCATCGTATGACGCGGCAGGCGCACGATTAAAAACTGGTGCATGGTTTCGGTCATTGTCTCGACGACAGTGCCGGACAATTCGGCTTCTGTGTATCCGCCAATGATCTCTTCAATTTCGCGCGTTGATATTTTGGCGGCAGCGCCATTGCCTGCTATATAAATGCCGGGGGCCTCGTCGCGCCCTGACCCTACAAATGCCAGCCCGTCCTGATAAACCGTAACCGCATGGGTGCCGATCGCGCCCTTTTGGATTTGCGCGCCCACAATCCGATCAAACGGAAAGCCGGAACCGCCGATGTTTGAGAACACCTCGACCGTGTAGCGATTGACCGCATACAACTCCACGCGCAGCCGCAGCACCGCGACGATAGGGTCAGGGTCAGCTTCGGAAGACCCATATTTCAGCGGATTAACCGAAAACGGATCATTCAAATCCGTAACAACGATAAACTCGCCGTCTGTCGTGATGAAGTATCCATCCGACCAGACCACATCGACCACGCGGCCCAAGTCGCCATCCGTCACCCGCGCCAAAACAGCGCCATTGAATAGCCAAAGCTCCCCCGCAGAGGCAATAGCAATATGGTCGAAGCCGTAGGTCATAGATACTTGACCCGTGCCTCCGATTGCGCCGATCAGGGCCTTTGTGCCGTCGCTATTGACACGGTAAAGGCTATCGCCAAGCACCCGGTAAAGCCCGCCGCGCCATTCAACGCCGCCTCGATCAAGCCCAGTGCCATTGGCAACGATGCCATGCGCAGGCGCAAGATACCCATCAGACAGCCCTGTTGCTTTCGGGACCGGGATCAGATTGACCGGGTATTCGCTGCGGAATTCCGCGCCCGCTGAAATGCCTGACAGGATCGGGATTTGCACTAAATCACCTCAATCTTAGACGCGATCAAATCTGCGGCCTGCATTAGCCCGTCGCGGACCCATTGCGATTGCTCTTGCGTTTCCGCCTCTGACCAAGTGCTGATGCTGCCATCACGCCGCACGACGACGACAACGCTTGCGGCTTCATCGGTCGCCATTGACGCCACCCTGCGCCGTGCAAAATCTGTGCTGCCATTGCCTTGAATGTCGCGAAACGTTTCCGGCTCGGACTTTACCGATTGAGCAGACCACGCGGACCACCCGGCCCCGTCAACATTATGTGGGGCATCGCAGGCAGCACACTTTGCGCCACCATCAGACATGATTTCAAACGTGCTGCATCCGCAATCACATACCCATATTTTCGGGTCGCGGATCATCATGAAAACTTCGCCCATCAGCCTACCCGCCGCCAGATCTGCGTCACAGCCTCATATCGCATAGTGAAGAAGCCATCCGCCGCAAGCGTTGTTGGCGCACCAGCGATAGACCCGCCGGATACGGTCAAAGCCGTTATCGCTTGCGAGCATGACACCTCAACCGTCTGATGATCGACGGGCGCATACGGTAGCGCAATCGCGCCAGCCGCGTAGCCTGTCAAAGGCGTTAGCACTAGCCAAACATCATCCGTCCCAGTCAGGGTGACAGTGAACCCCGTAGCGCTGGGCGAAGCGTATTCCGTGCCTAGAACCCGCGCCGTGCCTTGCATGTATTCCTTGACCACAGACGCCGAGGCTTTGCGCGCATCGCCGTTCTCGGTTGACCAGATCGGGAACAGATCACCCGCAGCGATTTCGTCAACCGCAGTCAGTTCGTTGATTTTTGTCATGTCAGAACTCCAATTCGCTATCATCGCCTGCCATCAATGGCGGTGGCGTCTGCTGAATAAATGTGTCACCAGTCCAGCCCGCCGAGCGGTTTCCTGCCCCGGCAGGGACCATCCGCGCCATCCGCGCCATAGGCTGCGTTGTGGCGTTCAGGACCGCGTTATAGGCCTCCCGTGCCGCCTGCTGTGTCTGCGGCATGACCTGCTTGCCAATGGCCCCAGACAGCCGCATCGCAAGGTTCAGCGCCAAGGCCTCCTCTGCCCAGTCCGGCACGTTAATTTCTGCGTCAAGGTCAGGCGTTGCGTTGTAGCCAATGCGCTGCCCCTTGATGCCCCAAGCCGCCACCATGCTATCCAGCGATTGCCGCGCTTGGTTTAATTCCTCCGCCGACAGGTCAAACGCATAAGACGCCAGCCCAGCAGCGGAATATGCGCGATCTACGATTTGCCGCTTGGTCGTCATTTGCATCCCCGTCGCATGAAAAGAGGGGGCGACCGAAGCCGCCCCGCCCATGGTTACTGGTTGGCAACAATGATGCCGATCTTTTCAGGATCGACAGCCTCGGCGGCAAAGTAGGTGTGGAACCGGAACTGGGTTTTGCCCGTCAGGTGGTTGAAGAAATACGACATGCAAAGCGGAGCGCCGTTTGCAGTCGTTGCTTCCATCACCTTCGGCCCCTGATCGGTCGGGAAGTGCAGGCGGCTGTATTTCAACTGGATTGCGTCGCCAGTGAAGAACAGGTTGGCAGGCTTGGTCGCGTTATTAACAAAAGTCACCGCAGCCGAGTTTGCCGCCGCAATTGTGACGTTCTGGTAAGGGCCAGACGAAACGATTGCCGGGGAAATGGTCAGCGAAGTCCCCGAACCACCAACGGCCAGAACGCGGAACGTCTGCAAGACGCCCGTGTCCTCTTTGGTGATCATATGCACCGCGTTGACGTTTGCCACGGTGAACACATCGCCCGCCTTGATGTTGGCGACGTTTGCCCCGGCCACAGTCAGGGTCATTTGGCGGTTATCGACCGGAACCCCGTTTGCATCCTTCGCTACCACGGTATGCGATTGCGCGCCGTTAACCGTGGTGCCCGTCACCGTCCCCTTGATGGTCAGGTTTTTCAGGTTGTCGGTGCGGAACGTCTGGAAGGTGGCAATGCCAGGAACCTGCGAACGCTCGTAAGCCGCTTTCGACCAGTCACCGATATATGCCTTGCCGCCGAGGTCAGCCGACACAGCCTGATAGTCGGTTGCGTTCAGCAGAAGCTTGGCTTGGCTGGCAGTAATGCCGCGCTGGATCAGTGCGGTTTCAGCCGATTGCCCAAGGTTCCAAGTGAACGCACCTGATGCCAGCTGCACGATGGTCGCGCGATCAACAGCACGGTTGTAAAGCGTGGTGTCGATCACCGCCGCAAGCCGCTGCGCTGCCGCCTCGCCCTGCTTGCGCATGACGCTTTCGTCGCGCATCTCCTTGGCGTCCATCGAGTATTTGACGTTCTGCGGGTCATTGAAAACCAGCGGAACAGCGCGGCTGATCACGTCCATGTCGCTTTCGCCGGAAATATCCAAGCCCGACACGGTAGATGCGTGGAAGTTCTGACGAACATACATCACATCGCCAGCGCGCTCCGAAGTTTGGGGCGCGATGGTTTCTTTATCCACCATCTTGGAAAGAACGCACATTGCGTCGAATTTCTCGACGAATTCCTCCCACATGATTTCAATAGTCTTGAGAGCAGAGTTTGCCATCTCGTTTTAACCTTGTGTGTTTCGCTTCTCAGCGAAATATTTTGTCCAATCGCCGGACGCATTGGCCTCAGCCTTAAGTTTGTCCAAGCGCGTTTGTGTTGCCGCTGGTGTTGCGCCAGCCCCTACGGGCTTGCGATCAGGTGCGGCGGCGGGCTTTCGGGGGGTGACTTTCAACTGCATCTCCATCTTGGCGACCTTTGCCGCGAAACGCACAGGGTCAGTCTCTCCTGCCAGTTCCTTGGCCTTACTCGGGCTGCGGCCCAGCGCATATACAAGCCGCGCAGGATCATCTGCGGCTTGCAGGATAATGCCCTGCTGGGTTACGCTCAGAACCTCTCGAACCGCGTCCTCTGCATCGTCAAAATCCTGCACACGCAAGGCCTGCTTTTGCTCAGAGTAGGTTTTCAGCCTGCCTTCCCAAGCCTGCTTTGCCTCATTTTCCGCACGGCTGGCCTCGGCCTTCTGTGCGTTCCATGCAAGCAATTCAGTCTCGAATTTATCCGCGTCATAGTCGCAGGCTTCCAGTGTCGGCTTTGCAAGCTGTGCATCGCGATTTGGCTGCGCCACAACCTCCAATTCCTTGACCTTGGCCTTGAGTTCGCGGTTCTGCTTGCGCAGTTCCTTGACCCATGCAGGCGCTGCGGGTTCGGGCTGTTCAGGTTCTTCATCGCCAAAGCTGACAACCATGTCGCCTTCGCCATCGGCCTCGGTCTGTTCGGCTTCCACTTCCAGCGCATCGCCTTCGGTTTCAACATCAACAGTTTCCGGCTCCGGGGGGTCCAGTTCCATCTCGTCTTCGGTCTGGTCGTCCAGTTGGTCTAGCATTGTCACCTCATCTCGCCCGTAACGCCGGACGGCTGCGCTGCACTGGTCACACGGTTCAACGTCTCTGCAGTCCGAAGCACTTGCTCTTGCTGCGCGTTGTCAATTCCGGCCAGTGTTTCAAGTGCGTTTGCCTTGGCCTCTTGGGTCCTGGCAATCGCATATTGCGTATCGGCTTGCGCCTTCAAAGCCTTCGCGTCAGCCTCATTGGCGAGCGATGTGGCGAGTTGTGCGTTCGGGTCAGGCTGCACGTTCTGCGCCGCCTCTTGCATTTGTTTGGCCTCGTCCTTGGTAGGCTCAACAACGCCCATCTTGACCAGTTTCTGACGGTTCCAGTCGCGCAGGTCTTTCAGGCCCTCGCCTTCCATGTTCATCAAGGCGTATGCCCCGAGAACGGCTTGCATCTCGGGATCTGCGGTAAGTCCCATCATGCCAGTCAAGGCGCGGACCACAGCGGCACGGCGCGACGACGACGCGGGGCCAACATCAACCGCAACGTCATATTTAGCATCCGACAGATCAACTTCGGAATAGCTTTCGCCAGTGTCCAAATCCATCACAGGCTTGTTGATTTCGACGGTCGTCTTTGCCCCATCGGCGCGGACGCCCTTCATTTTGCGCGACGGCTCTACATAAACATCAGCAGCCATCGACAGCCACACCTCACCCGCGCGGCGCACAGCCTTTGCGAAGTTGGAGGTGTAGATGAATGACTGCATGTCCAGGCGGTTCTGGATCAGCTCAACCGCCTTGCCGGACATGTTCTT